ATGAAAGTAGAGAAGATCTCTCCACTCAACCTACGCGGTCTATACCGCATGGCGTTGAAGAGTTTTGACTCTCCCACTCAGCCCGAGGGCCGCGCCCACCCTTACCAGGGTGAACGCCATCCAAGCTTGATGCTGACGCACTTGGGACGTCCAGAACGTTCTAAGTGTTTCTTATCAAGTGTTGGCACACCTGACAAAGCCATCGAATTCCTTTCCAGGGATTCCGACTTGTCAGCGCTGTGAAGCGCGTCTAGCTTAAGGAAACACTTAAGCAAGGCACCGGGTCCTTCCAAACGATCAGAAGGAGGTTCGGCCTGCACAAACCAGCCCTTGACTAGAGGGCTATGCAGTGAGGGATGCTGTCTTTCGGCCTTGTAGCCTAGGAAGCTCACCCTACCAAGCAATGGAGCGGTTGGCTCTATATCCGGAAAGTGTTTTATTACCTTCCGTACGTAGGAATCCAACCACCGACAGGTACCCCAATAACCAGCTAAATAAAACTGGTTTCTCAGGGCAACCATCGAGATTACTCCACTAGCGTCCTGCCGTTGTGTCGGTAGTACTGCTCTGACCTTGACAATGCTTACGTCTTGGCCATCGTAGTATTCCCGTCCGCAAGACTCCCTGAACTTCCCAGTCCAGAATGACTTGCTCAGATTGACCCGGATCCCGAAAGATTCGAGTCTCTGAACAACGGTACGTACATGTCTTACGGGGACAATTAAGTCATCCCCGTAGACGCGCACCTTCCCGAGCAGATTGAATACTTCTTTTCGGGAAAGTGATGTGTTGAGCTCGTCTTCTATCCCCAAGAGGATCAATGTCAGAAAGACCATTGCCTCAAAAGGGAAGCAGAGAGCTGAACCCATAGACGCGAACTTGGCCAATCGGATCACTCCGTGACCAGGTACTTCAGCCTTACGGGAACGACAAGCATCTACCAAACCTAGCAAATAGGGATGGTTTCGCAACATCGCCCGAACAAGCTGATTCGAGACACGATCGGAAGCTTCACTCAGATCGAGTGTAGCGAGATCACCGCAAAGTGATCCCTGACGAGCCATATCCCTATTCGGGGTTTGGTCCGAAAATCCGATCATCTTGGAGAGGATGTCATCCTCACCCAAGAATTTGAGGACTTCGCGTAGCACTGCCTGTTGTGCGTACTGCATACAGGTAGGCTCTATAGCGATGATTCTTGGTGTCTTGAGCGTTTTAGGGACTGCGGTAACCCTAACGGGCACCTCAGCCTCAGGTTCACGGATGTCTACCCCATCCATCTCACTATAGTAACTGTGAGACGGGAGAGCGTACTCCAGGAAAGGAAATACGCTTTCAAGGCGGGTGGTCCAGGTTCGCTGATTCCACTTACCATTACTGGTAAGCTTGTCAGCGGTTGCGCCCGGGCCATGCTTAGGCACAAGCTCCTGATTGTGGACTACCTCGTCCACTCTCGAGAAAGCTTCTGCAAAAAGCAAATCAGATATTCTGCAGAAATCGGCGTACATCTTAGCCGTCCTGCTAGAGTCTGATTCCTTGACATCCGATTCACACTGGATGAAGTCCAACATCGCACGCTTCTCCCGCTCGGGAGTAACTACCCGAGTTCTGGTACCCAACTGGGATCCAGACGGAAGGGCGATCTTGCTAAACCCCAGCGTTAGCTGGCGTACAGCAGTGATTGCTTCGATGTCGTAATCGTCCAGCAACACACCATCACAAGGGTCGAACACACGAGCAAGGAAACCCGACAGAAACTTCGGGAGACCATTAAGACGCCCTGAGCTCTTTGCAAAGCTCGGAACGTCCGAAGGCTCGACACGACCAAGGCTCAACCACCTTTGGGTGGCCTTGCCAAAGTCGGCCAGGGAGATGGCTAAGAAGCCTAACCCCTCGTGTTCAACCCGACTCGCGACCGTTATCTTGTCGCGAGTGGCGCTTGTACAGCATCGTACTGCCAATTCATCGGCAGTACAGGACCAGAGTGTTATCAGGCTTTTCACTGTCCCTCCACTATGGAAGGTTAACAGATCCCTTGCCTAATGCCACCCGGCACAAGCTCACAGGGGCCAGCGTGTACAATTGCTGGTGCAAGCCTGTAGAACGACTACAGCCAGATTCGCTAAGCTCACGAGCCAGACCATCCAACGTTTGGAAAAGTCTGTCCGCGGGCTTCGGTCTATCTGCCTACGACCACCCTGAGTTCGAGATCCCCGATGGGAATTCCCGAGTGGAAGGGCATCGTCGGAACGGCGGTCGGGGCACATGCAAGATTCACACGTGCCTTAAGTCCGTCGTGTAGCTGTCAACCACGGTCATCCCAGCGACTTCCGGGACCGGACGCAACCTTCCGCGAATGCGGAGATTGACGTACGGATCCCAGTTGTCTCGAGACGCACCCCGTAGTCGGCCTGACATCCGCACTTCGCGGAAAATCAGGTGGCTAGAACCGCGCCTCGATATCTCGGAGGCGGGCTCGTTCAGGAATACTTCCTGGATTAGTTCTCACCTCCTAGTAGTTTGACGATGATCGCGTCGGAGCTCGCTGCCAGCTGGGTCTTGAACCCAGTCCAGAAAGCGAGCAGGTCTGCCGGTGTGAAGCCATCTTCTGGCTGGTCAATGACCACATAGATGCCTGCCGTCTTTTCGACGTTCAGGTCATCTCTGAACACATCGGGACCGATCTTCGACGTGTCGACCCTCACCAGTCGCCGCACGCGTCCTTTCCCATGTTCATGGGAAACGCGCATGACGATCTGGCCATCACTACTCGCGTAAGTGCTTTCCTCGTCACCCACCGAAATGCGTGGGAGCGAAGTTGTCACCGCCGCGATCGTGATGCTTTGCGGATCGGCTAGGGACATAGGCAACACTCCTAGAGCTCTCACGAGCTCCATTTGGCGTTTAACCGCGGTTGTACTAGCTACGGCTACTACTTACTCCGGGAAATTCCCAGAGCGGCCGCAATGGCCCATTGACGTGGGGAAAACATCCCCCAGTCTAGGCCGAACCCAAAGGGAGTTGCCCGTCTTCTCTGCTTGGTTTGTGAAATCAAGCTGACTGTAGACGGTCGGACGGAATCTGACTGAAACCCAGTCGGACCCACCCAGGTATAGGTATCGATGGATGTTACAGTTTCCATCATGTACCCGTACCGCAACACCAGGCCATCACTGAGCCAATTCGAGAGATTTGAAATAACATCTCCCGCGTTGGATACCCAGTCGACAGCCCAGCTCCATGGAGCTATGTTCCAGATCACATCTGGCGTCAGCTCGAGTCCGTAAATCTTTTGGACTCGAAGCGCTTCACGATCCATCGCATTACGGGAATCATACCCCGAAGGCAGATAGTACGTGAAAGCGCCGGAAAACCACTGATGACGGGAAATCGTTCTATCCCGAATACACAGCCCACCTGACGCACCTTCCTTGTACCACGGATCCGAAGAAGGAACCATCCAAGGGGATAGTTGTCCTCCGAAAGGTGACACCTCGGTGCGTATTTCTGGTTTAAAACCGTATTTGCGACGCACCATTCGTCCTGAGTCTCGCTCGTATTGTTTCAACAAACGAGAACTGTTAAAGACGGCACGGAAAAACTTATCCATGTCGCTCAGGATTGGCTTATAGCCAAACTCGACGTTGAGGTATTCAGACGCGCTCGCTTTGCGAGCGGCCTTCGTACCTTCCCTCCATTTTAGGAGGGCTTCACCAGTGAGATTCGGAAGTCCGTCTCTCACTAGTTCGCCGAGAAAGACTGCAGCGTTCGCAACACTATTAGCGGGGTTACACTGTGATATAGCAGTGCTTCCTCTTGCATCGAGCTGCCCACCAGTGGACGGCTCGAACGGTGGAAAGGTCGCAACCGGCGAAACCGCCAGTATGGGACCAGAGTATTCTGCATAGGCCATCATGTTCGGCCCATACATTTTACTCCCCGAGACGCCTTGCTTGTTCGCTTGACAGCGAACCTGCTGGCGCTGCGTGAAGAACTCCCCGCCATAGTCCCCTAAGTCTCCTACGGGCCGACGGCCCTTAGAGAATTCGGGGTGGTTAGACGAGTCTGTAACTTGGACTGCGTCCCAGCCTGAAGTATCCATTTGAGCCGTTTGGCTCCCTTCAGAAGTCCACCCGCTGGGCGGACCGCCGAAGTACGAGTTGACCCAAGAGTACGTGCTCCCCGGAATGGGGAAACGCGTAACCCTACGTCGCCTCGTGGATCCTACAGGCAATTAAACCAGAGCTCCTTTGGTCCTAGGGGTTTGGATAAACCCCAATTTAAGACATCTATCTGCATGATGCAGTAAGATGCCTGCTGTACAATAGCGTCCAGGGCCCCTCACGGGGC